AAATTTATCTAATGACTTTCTTCGGTCCTGCTTTCTTCACTACTTTTTGCGAGCAAAAAGGCGGTTTTCTTGTTATTGTCTTCGATTTACTCACTTCTCTTAGTTCTTTTATTGCTTTTGTATGTAAATAAAAATTAAAAATAATATTAGTAATTATAATATGGAAAAAGATAATAGTTCTAACGATAAAAAATCCGAATGTCCACTTTTTGCGAGCAAAAAGACGGAAAATCAATTAATTAAATGTATGAATGGGTGGATTCGCAACTGTTTTTTAATTGTTTTATCTTCATTATAGACACGAACCTCAAATTTAATTTTTATATCAGACATAATTATAATATTAACTAATAATATAATTATGTATATTAACACTATACAAAATATTAAGAATCATTCCGATAAAGATAAAGTAATAGAATTATTGGAAGAAGCTCATAAAGTTCATATGGAAGAATTTCAAGAATTATTGAATAAAATAAAAATTACTAATAAAGAATTAGCAATTCATATATTAGAAATGCAAGTATTAGCATTATCAGATGATTTCAAAGAAATCTATAAGTGTCTCGAGAAGAATTATGGTGAAAATAAACACATTAATTCAATGTTTAATAGCTCAATAGATGAAGTCGAAAAATGGACCTTGCAGGAGGAAACCTCCTCAGCCACCTCTCCAAAGGGGGTGGCCCGGCCCTTTGGAGACCGGGTCCGCCCGTACGGGACAGGATCCCGCGAGGGGCCGGGTCAGCAGAGCGCCCGGCAGCACCCTTCGGGATCGCTGCAGGTCGCACCCTCAGGGTTAGCGATCGAAAGTATTGAACCGGAAATTGATGAATTCCTTAAAGATGTAGATTATTCTAATCTCGTTAATGACACCAATGGTTCAAGAAGGTAGGAAAGATTTTCTTGTAAGTAAACAAAAATATCATCTTATATATATAGATGTCTAATACAGATTACATAAGAAATCGTACAAATCAAATTCTAAGAGCAAGAATTGCATTGGGTGCGACACAGGGTGCCGGCTCAGCAAATCGAAAGGTTGCTGCCGGGAGTAAAACAGGTAAAAGAAAGTATGTAAGACGTGCAGGTGTCATGGCAGGATCAAGGAAACGCAAACCATGTGTTGAAGGTAAATATAGACGTTCTGGATATATTAGAAAAACTGGTACAAAGGTTAGATCTACATGTGTTAAACGTAGAGCATCTAATAAACCAAAAGCACCTATCAAACGCAAAATTGTCAAACGAAAAACTGTCAAAAAACAAAAAGGCGGAGAATTTTGGGATGACGATGAATCTGAATATGTAGAAGGTGTAATGGCGGGTCCAACTATCTACGCAGCTGGTCGACGAAGAACTACAAGGAAACCAAAAACTTCTGGATGGATTAATTTTGTTAAAGATTATTCTGCAGCGAATAATATTTCTTATGGAGAAGCGTTGTCAGAAGCAGGTCCAATATGGAGAAGTTTAGCACACTAATTGTTAATTAATAATGTTAGTTAATAATATACAATGTCGTTAAATAATCTTTTAGTTCCTAATGTTTATGATTTATTTGTTCATGATTTTGATATTAGTAATCAATTAATATTAGAAAATGCAGATCCTGTAACAAGTAATCAAATGACTCTAGGTATAAATTCTACAACTGGAATTGTTGGTACATTGCCAGCAGCGCCTGTTTCATCATTATCTATTGGAAATATTTCTAGTACAGCTAATTCTCAAGGTATGGATTTAACATCAAATGTTTTATCTTTACATGCTACAACTGCAACAACTGGTGGTGCTGTTACTACAAGTAATCAAACAATGGGCGATGGTATTAAAACATTTCAAAAAGATATTACAGCGCAAGCTAACTTAAATTTGAGTGATACTTCATCAACCAATGTTGGAGTCATAAAATGGACATCAAATAGAATACATAATTATCCTGCAGGTGCCGGAAATATATTTATGGGGAATGGCGCCGGAAATTTTACACTTACGGGATTTGCGAATACGGGACTCGGTTCCGCAGCATTAGTTGGATTAACAACAGGTCTGCGTAATACAGTAATTGGGGCAAATAATGCACCTTTATTATCGACAAGTAGTCATAATACGATTATTGGTTTTAATAACGCAGCAATATTAACAGGAGGTCCAGGTGCGAATGTTCTTATTGGACTTCAAAATGCGTCTTCATTAATTTCGAACAATGGAAATGTTATGATAGGCACAGGTAACAATTGTGGAGATTCTAGTAATGCATTTATGATTGGTAATACTAACACGTATACTGGCGCTAATACATGTATAGGATATGGTAACGTAGGGAGCATTAATAATATTCATATTGGGAATGCTATTGGGTCATCGGGTGATATCGGTACGATTCGAATAGGGACAGGTGGCGTTCAAACAACATGTCAAATTGTAGGTATTTATGGTAATTCGCCTTCATCTCCACAAATGGTAATTATTGATTCTGCTGGTCAATTAGGTTCTCAGGCAATATCGGCAGGAGGTGTAACAACTATGTCTAATATTGGTGCTGCTCCTAATGCAGATGGCGCTGTGATATCTGGTAGCACTCTTACATTGGAACCTGCTGATGGTACATTTGGAGGTAGTATGACAGCAGGACCTCAAACTTTGGGTGGTCCTAAGACATGGCTCGATACTGCGAATTTTTCAGCTAACATAAATATGCCTAGAACATTGAATCCATCATCAACATCTGGTATATTGAATGTTAATGGCTCTAGATACTTACATACTTCGGGTTTAACAGGTACAGCTACTAATGTTTATCTTGGAACTAATTGTGCTAATATCGGTGTGTCAAATACTTCATCAAATTGTATTGGTATAGGTCAAGCTACGTTGGGAAACATTCAAAATGGAAACAGCAATGTCGCAGTTGGATCTGGATCTGGTTTAGCAATCACATCGGGGTCTAATAACACTTGTCTTGGTCAAGATGCCGGGTCAACAGTATCGCCAGCTGGACAAAACAATATTATGATTAATAATACAGGCGCTGGTACTGATACTGGTATAACAAGAATTGGAGCTCATGGTATACAAACTCAAGCATATGTATCTGGTATAATTGGAAATACGGCCTCTGCGAGTACAAGTGCTATTGTTACAGCTGATACTGGAACATCTCAGTTGGCGACATTAACATATGTAGAAAATGCGGTATACACATCATCAAACATGATATTAGATGGTGGAGCAACAGCTATTAATGCAATGACTATTCGAGGAGTGGGTCAGTCATCTCCTTGGGCATACCCAATTACGTATTGTCGAATTGGACAAATAATATATATAAAGTTACCGGCCTTTCAAGTTACAGCAAAAACGGGAACAGATCCGGCAGATATTTTATTAGCGAGCGGGGTTCCTGCTGGCTTAAGACCAACTTTATTTGATGTAGCACAAATAATACCAACACAAGATGGTGGAAATTTTGCTGCGGTTCCATTTAAAATCATGGTAACAGTTCCAGGACAAGTTCATTTTGTTCCATCAACAACAAGTAATTTTACAACTAATTTTGGACTTCAAGAGGATGTTATAATTACGTACACTATATAATTCTGTCATTAGGCCGGCAGAATATTTTTAACTAATTAATTAAAAATATTAACTAATAATAGTATGTCTCTCAATAATTTATTAGTTCCAAATGTATATGACCTATATTGTGGATCATTAACAACATCAAATGATCACGGTTCAGTCATGACTGGGTCACAAGTTATAGCTACAAATGTTCCCATCCAAATAGCTGGAAATGGTACGAGTCAATCAATCGCAACTTATGCTATTCGTGGTGTAACACAATCGGCATTTCCTCCAGTTATTCCATCTATCCAATACGATATTTTAGAGAATGAAAATCAAACTATTATAAATGTAAAAATTCCTAGATTGACTATTTTAGCGGCAAGTGGGATTGGTAATAATCCAACTATAATACAATTTGTTAATATAGCTGAAGCTATACCAGCAAATGCAACTTCACAGGTTATATATGTGAATTTGACAGCTACTACATATTCTCCGGGTTTAATTACAGCTACAAATGATGGTATAATTGAATTACAACTTTTTGGTGCTGGAAATACTTATGGTACAGTAAATTATGGAATGATCACTGATATCGTTTTTTGTTATACATTATAACAATTTAAATATCACATAATAATATACATGGCTTTGAATAATTTATTAGTACCAAATGTTTATGATTTATTTTGTAATAGCATAACTGAAGCTAACCCTGAACAAGGTAATACAGCAGTTATGACTACTATTATTAACCCTGCCCAAGCATTAGTTGTACAACCTGCTATTACATTAACAGGAATGACAATTAGAGGTGTATCTGTACCCGTTTCGCCATCTTTAGCACCACCAATTACATTTATTACGACAACTAGTGGAGATACAAGAATGGTAACAATGTTAATTCCAGCATTTCAAATTACTGCACAAACAGGACCATCTACAATACAATTTATTCAAGTTTGTTCATCATTACCAGCATCATTGTTACCATTATATAATACTGAATGGGCTATAACATTTCAATATACTGGAGCGCCAATATTTATTGAATATGGAACACTGGCTTTAAACACTGATGGTTCTATAGTATTTTCTGCTCCACAAACTACACCGATAACACCAATAGGTCCAGCACCTTATGGTTTAGTTGGTGATATTTATGTAACTTATGCAGCAGCAGTAACGCCTTAGATTATAATAAAAATCTTAATAATTAATAGTAATGTCTCTTAATAGTTTATTAGTTCCAAATGTTTATGATTTATTTTGTAATTCAATCACAACAGCCGATAGTTCGGATAATATCACTGCAACAAGATTAAATAGTGATCCTGTTGCTCTTAGTTTACAAGGAGGAGGACAAACAATTGCGACATATAGTGTTAGAGGAGTGAATGGCGTATTACCTGCCTTTTTACCAAGTATTAGATATGATATTATAAAATCTACTACTCCTGGTCAATATGCTACATGCACAGTAACTATACCACAATTTTTTGTACTTACAACATCAGGGTCTGGAGCTCCTCAAGGTTTAATATTGTCAATAGCAAATAGTTCTCTTAATCCATTACATAATATTAGTTTTCCCGTTGTTATTGAAATCACGACAGGAACATTTGTAATAGGAAAAATCACTTTGAATACAATAGGTGTTATTTTAATTCAAAAAGTCGATGAAACAGCCTTTGGTGCGGCACCATTTGGACTTCAGAATGATATTTCATTTACATATGATATACCTAATCCCACTTAATCCCACTTAATCAACGCCTTACGCTGAGCGTGGCGCCTGCAGCGATCCCGAAGGGTGCTGCCGGGCGCTCTGCTGACCCGGCCCCTCGCGGGATCCTGTCCCGTACGGGCGGACTGAGGAGGGTTCCTCCTGCAAGGCATAATATATCACGTATAATATATTGATGTCAGTGTTACTAAATCCTAATAAACAATTCGATAGATTTTTAGAGCTACGAGATGAAAAAACATACAGTTCCAGAGTTAAAAATGAATTAAAATTATTAACTGCTGATGAAAAGGAAGGTACTGATATATATGGATCATATAAAATGAGACTTCAAAAATATCCTGCGGATATTGATACTTTTGAATATTTTATTAGATGTTGTGATTCAGATGCGACAGTTACTAAATTTGAGAAAGCATTAAAGAAGATCTTGAAAAGAATTGATAATAAAAAATTACATTATTTCTCAGATTTTAAAGCAGGATTTGATGAAAGATATCCAAATGATATTGGAACTATTCATAATGGTAATTTTGTTCCATATGCTAATTTGGGAAAAATAACAAAAGAATTGTACGAGAAAAACTTGATAGATGAAGAAGATAGAGATGTAATACTCTATATTTTGAATAAACAAAAAGAAAATATTATTTTAAATAGCGATGATTATGATGTAATAAAAAATATTTTTAGAATTTACAGTTCTATTAAATGGTCAATCGATGAAATAATGAAAGGTAAAAAACGATTGAGGAATAATAAACTAATGACGTTAAAATACGCACTAAGCCAAAAATCAATAATAAAACTTGATGAAATTACATTTATTAATGGAAGTATATACGAAATAACAGATGTATTTTTATTAGGTTATATTGAAGAAGGCGAAGATGATATTGTAAAATTAAATCAAAAAAATCCCGTAAATATCAATGAATTACCACCTATAACTGAAATATTGAAAGAAGATACTGAGAAATTTTTTTATTCAGATATGTGGTATAATCCTTTTAAAGCAATTAAGAGAATATTTGCCAATTTAAGATTACCAGGGATAGTTAAAAAACCTGAAGCTAGAGAGTTATTAAAGTTATTATTTCCGATAATTTCTAGCAATACATCTTTATTGTATCAAGCCAAAGCACAATTGGAAACTATTGAATTATTAATTGAAAAAAAAAGAAATTTTCCGTTTTCTTCAGTACATTTACAAATTGAAATCATGAAAGATAAATTAATTACTGATATTGATTTGAAACGAGATGAAATAAATTATGTGATAGGAAAATTAAATAAGATACTTGAAACTAAAGATAAAAATATAATAACTAAAAATATCGATATTGTCGCTAATTTTCTATCTAGAAAGATAAATTATGATTCAATATGGTATTTAAATGAAGTAGGATTAAATCCACTTCCGAATTTTGTTTTACCTGTCGTTAAAAAGTATGATACAAGTATTAAAAGATATCCTCAAATTGATCCTGTTAATCCATTAGTAGAATATGAAGAATTTTATCAAAGTAAAAGTGGTTCAGGTTGCGATAATTGTTCATTAATTTAATAATTTTAGTTTAAAATAATTAAATTAATATTCTCTGAGTTTTTTTCTCATTTGTGTTCGATTTAAGTTACGTCCACCGATTAATACACCAGCTCGAACACCACCATTTTCACCATAACCTAATGCATCGGTAATAACTGATCCTACTCTACCAGCAGGGTGTGGTACCATTGATAAACCTGTTGATATTAATTTGTTATCCTTGATAAATTTATGGGCTTTTTTTAGGAATGGTAATAATTTTGAACCAAATGATTTCAATCCAGACCAGAAATCACCTCCATTAACATTTTCAACATCAGCATATGAGACATGTGGCATTGATTGACAATCTAATACATCTTTAGCAGTAATAACACCAATATTAGTTGATGCCTTTCCCAATCCTTGAATTGTAAACGTACCTTCCATGACACATACAATATACAAAGTAGGTGTGATATTATGTCCTGCAATATTTGTAGCATTAACTTGGATTTGTAACATAGATTGTGACAACACACCAGGAGCTTGTAATGAATCTAGACCAATATCAGATGAAAATTCAATACATGCAACAGATCCTACTAATCCAACTCTAGATGTATAATCCCTAGTATAAACAGGGCCACCAGACCATTGATTCCAATTCATTTTGCAATGATTCTTCAATGACATTTCATAAAGTTGTTGCATAGATGCCGACGCCAATAGACCATTTTTATTTTGGAATTGAATACTTAATCCATTTATTTGAAAGAATGAATCAGTTTTTGATGCGTTTGAATATAAATCAGAATTTCTTTCACGCATAAAAATATAAATACGTCTCGGAATGCTATTTAATTGAATATTGTTAGAATTATAAGTTAAAGATCCACTTCCGGCAGTAACAAGTCCCTGATCAGAAGGAAATCTCAATATATCAAAATAAGGATATGTAATTGGCATATTAGGTGGAATAACCATTGTTTCTTGAGGTGTAATATATTGAAACAACATAACTGGTAAATTTCCACCTGTTGAACCAAATGATGTTGGACCATTTTGTAATCCACCAAATACATATGATGAAGTAACAATAACATTTGTACCAGCATTATCATCATGAGACCACATACGATTAGCGCCCTGTCCTAAGAAAGTAAAATTGAAATCCATAGTATTAACATTATAAAATCCTGATTCATTTGATTTACCCCAATAAAAAGGTGATAAAAAGATTGGTTCACAAAAAGCAATATCAACGACACTAGTTAAAATCGCAGTACCTCCAACAGCTTGGACAGGATTACTAATAATAACATATGGGAATCCACCCCGTGGTGTTTGATTACCATCGCCAACAGTTCCATACAAGGCCAAAGGATTAATATTCGATAAAAATAAATCACCATAATTTTGACTTTGATCTTGATAAGATGGTGTCATTGAATAATCTAAATTTTTAAGATCACAATCTGTATTATAATGCATCAAAGCTTGAACAATATCGGCAATATTAATTGATACAGATTGATTATTAATAGATGCTTGTAATGTATCAATAGAAGATGAAACTGGAAATGCTCTAGGACCATCTCTATTTGGCATAATTATACTTTGTCCAGCAGGAGGAACACCCGTAAATGTTAATCGAAGTGGTAAATACATATACATTTTTCGATCAACAATGACTCCACCAGATGGTGGTGGACATGAAAATTGTAATGAAGAATTAGAAATACTTGTAGTAGTATATTGTTTCCACGTAGTTTGACTACCAGCTTTCAAAACTGCATAAGTTCTATCATTCTCAATTATAGTTCTTGGATCACGAACACATACTGGAATTAAGGGTTGAAATGATAATGACATTTAGCTATATATCTACGTGATATTTTTTTAATGAGTCAGAGTAAAAAATTGATTTTATTTACACACATATTTTATTCTCAAGCCATTCTTCAATGTTATTCCAAGCTCTCGAATTATTACCATTAAATTTTCTAGAAGTTAAGACTTCTTCGATACGTCTTTCTTGGTCACGTATTTCTACACCACAATAACTCCTAAAAAACATTGTATTAGTTTGGGAAACTGAATCACCATTAGCCATTTTTATATAACTTTCTTTATCTAATCGTTCACCTCTTATAGCTTTAGCCTTCATAACTTCATCTTTTCCGGTGTCTGGATCTACTTCTTCTGTCTTGTAATAATATGTCTTTTTTGCTATGAAATATGCTTCAATAATAGGTGATTTAGTCTCTTGTTTCCATAATCCTAATATTTCTTTATCAATAAATTTATCAGATGGTTTTTTAGTTGTAAAAACTGAATCCGTATCACAATAATAAAAATTTTCATGTCCAACATCTCTCATTATTTTAGATAATTTACATCTTCCACATGCTGTAATATATGAAGCTAATCTCATTAATTTACCAGGACATTTATATTCAGTTCCTAATTCCTTGTATGTAAATAAATTAAGACCTTTTTCGACATGTAAAACATCAATAAGGATTTTATTATCACCTTTCAATTGATTATACATATCATTCATATTTTTAGCGATTCCAGTCTGGTCAAATGTACGTTGTCCAAATTTGCCATACAATGAATTCATTACTGTTTTATAAAACTGTGAGAGAGCGGCATTTATATTCTTAACTTTCAATCTTTCTTCATAGAAATATTCAGCAAATTCCTTGAATAATTCCTTTCCCTCATATTCTATGATTTCATTGACATGAACTTCACATTTATTGAGTATGGCTTCTTTCAATTCATTACCCCAATGATAATCATAATCAGTATTACACATTGCTAAAATATTTCCTGATTCATGTCTAACAAGAATATTTGGAATAAAATGTGGATCGTTTCCTGTATATTTAGTTTTTGCACAATAGAGCCAATGATCTTTAATATTATCATATTCGATTTTTTTATCATTCAGAGTTAATTTGCGAATGTATTTATATGGCATAATTTTTCTCATGCAAGATGGATATGAAGAATTAATATCGTAGTAATAAAGTCTATGGTTAAATTTTCCTACTTCAAACTTTTTCTTAAAAACTTCTGTTCTACCACCTATATAAGCCCTTTTCTCACATTCTACAATATGATCTGGTGATTGATATAGTGTTTCGGTCAAAAAACATTGTTTGAACATTCCCATAGCTAAATTAGCGGCAGTAATACATTCTTCAACATTAAAATATCTTCCATTAATTTCACCTCTACTATTTATAAGATGTTTTTCAGCTAATTCATATGTTAATTCACTATCTAATAAACAATATTTTTCACATACTTTTTTAAGATCAAAATCATTTTTACCATATTTCTCAACAAAAGCTTCATAATCTCCAGGATTCCAGTATGATTTCGGCGGAACTTTTCCTTTATAATACAATGTATCATCGGATACGAACTTGTGAGGAAATCTATCTTTTTCTTTTTCCAGTCCAAATAATTTACATGTATTTCTTAAGTCACCTACTTTATAAAATAATGAAATATCCAAGATCCTAATATTATTATATTTAATTACCTTAATACTATTATTAGCAAACTGATATTCTGTAGAAGGATCTAAATAATACAATTCTTTGTACAATCTAGTTAGGTTATCAAATCTACTATTATTAAATCCATAAAAATATATGGTTTTTGCAGCTTTCTTAGGTCTTGATTTTGAATTATCTATTTTAGTAGACATTCCATCTAAAAATTTTACGAATTCTTTAATACTATCTTCACCGTAGAATGATTTTGCAAACTTTTTACCTTTACCATAAGGATTTTCATTGGTTTCTTTGACTTTCATATGGCCAACTAGTGTAGCATTGAATGGCTCAGCAACATCACTACCTTTTTTAGGTCTAGTTTCAAAATCAAATCCAAAAATTCCTGCAACTTTTGTTTTGTTTACAAATTTATCATTTTTACTTCCATCAGGCCAACGATCAATATATTTGGGTTCTAAATAATATTTATGTTCAATAATTTCTTTAGTTTTAATTGCTTTATCATTAGTAGTAAATTTAAAGACTGAAGGAGCTACATGTTTATTGTCATCATAAAGCATTATTTTCTTACCTCTTAATTCATCAATTTCTTTAGGTTTTTTAAGCGTCATTGTTAATCCCTGTGAAACTCGAATTGGTAATTTTGATTTTGTATCTAATGAAATTTTATAATCAATATTATCTGGTTTAATTTTAGAATCAAATTTTAATTCTCCATATTTATTTTTAAGGGAATCATCTGGTAACATAATATCATAACATTTATTACAGACATATTTAGATCTTCCTATTCCCCATGGATCATACATTCCACCTCCTGTGCCTTCTTCATAAATTTTTTTACAATGAATACAATTATTTTTAGCTGGTTCTTCAATTCTCTTTATATTCATTAATGATCCATAGAAAACTATTATAATTTCATTATTATATTTCTTAGTTAATAATTCTAGTGCTTTTATTAACTCACCATTTCTAACAGCACATTCAATTTTATCACCTTCTTTCTTCAACATTTTCTTAATTCTTTCACGAAACTTTTCAGTATTTCTATGTGTATATTTCAATTGAAGTTTTCCAGCTAATTCCATGAATGTCTCATAGATACATAATTTGTTAGATGCTGTAGATGCTGTTGTTAATTCATGAAATTTTCTATCAGAACTTGGTTGGTATGCTTTTAGAAGTTTAAGATCAGCTCTACTTAATAATACATTTTGATGATACTCAGTTTGATAAACTATTCTATATCCTAAAAAAATATAATCGAAGCCTGACGCTTCTTGTCTAATTGGAAAACGTAATTTTCTAGGATTTATGTCATTAGGATCATCATTGATAATAATATCTTTATCAAAATCTTCCATAGATTTCTCATCAGATCCTTTAGTATAAAAAATTTTTCCAGCATCTTTAACAAGAGTATCATCTGCTTGACCAGGATGATAAGTATAATATAAAGCTTGAATGTTAGCACTAAATAACTTATTATCTTGTAAATTCCATATTGCATTATGAGCTAATTTTAAATAATTCATAAAATTATTGTCGAAAAACATAATATATTCATTATTTTTTAAATCACCTAATGTCATTTGATTTATTACTTCAGAATCACCTAAAACTGAGTTTTGAATAATTATATTGTCTTCATTAAAATTATAGACTCTATTTTTTTTCAACATTTTTTTGACATCTCTAAATAATCTCAAATAATTTGCTTTTTGCAATAATTCTTTTTGTTTTTCAGCTTCATAATGCGCATCGATTTCTTTTGCAGATTCTTCCATTTCTTTTCGACCTTCTTCACCAAAAATTTCCCATTTTCTTTTCTCTTCCAAATCTATTTGTATTTGATTGTCTTGTATTTCATTATTTTGTGATTCATTATCTTCTGATTCAAGGTTTTCAAACAAATCTTCTTTATCTAATAATTGTTCTTTTTCAATCATATCATTTATTTCTTCGTCATGATATATTTCATCAATATATGGTAATTCATTTTGTTGATATCTAATTCTATGAAAATTAATACTCATTGTGACCTTTCTATTCCTATATAATATTTTATTTTTTTATATCAAAACTTTAAAAATTAGACTTTAAACGTCAAATTTTTTAATTTTTGATATAAAAAAATAATATTATATAATATTAAAAAACAATGAATAACGAATATATTTTCAGCAAAATTAATAATGATATTATTGATATACATAAAACCGTATGTGATAATGTCGTTAAAGAATGTCAAAAAAAATATGATAAAAAAAACTTTACTTCAAAAAATGCTACTGATAAAATACCATGTATCATATGTGGAGGTAAATATACCAGAAGTAGAAAATCAAAACATGAAAAAGCTACTAGACATGTAAAATGTATGGAATTATTATATAGCTATACCCATGAAAAAATAATCGAAAACTAAATCTAATATAAAAAATAAATATTATATAATATTATTACTACTCATTGTGACCTTTCTATATATATCCATTACGAATGGATAAATATAGTCAATTTTATTTAAGAATTATAAGATATATGATCCTTTGTCATACAATACATATTGAGGATATGTTTTTGAAATTCTAACCCATCTTGAATTCAGTCCTAGAATTTTATCAATTTGTTTATTATTAAGTCCAAAATAAGTTTTTAATGCGTATCGAATTTGTTGTGACGAACCAGATTTCGGAAAAACTGTTAAATTATGCATCTCGTTTAAAACTGTCCTAGCCATTTTCTTCTCATTGGGAGTTACTAAATGACTCGTAATAATCATATTACAATTCAATTTACGTCCGACTTCCATCGCATCAGACATAATTTTCTCAACTTCTTTCTTAATTTTATCATTTTGAATAGTATTACAATCATCAAAGATCATCAATGCACCACCTTCACGAATCTCTTCTGTTATGTCAATAGGATCCGTGACAATTGATTCATCGAGTGTTATTTGATGAAATGGTTTTAATTTACTAAATGCTGGATCTTTTTTCGCATCAGTTCTACTAAAAATAAAGATAGGAGTTTTTGGATTTATTTTTTTAAATTGTGCCGCTAGATCTGCTGCAATTGTCGATTTTCCCGACCCTGATGGACCTGCAACATAATCGACAAATCTTTCTGTTAGATCAGGAATTGGTGTTAATTTATTACCAGTTGGTACATTGAATTCCTGAATCATATGGGGTTTTCCACTTTGTTCTTTCCAATGTTCATATTCATCATCATCGGATTCTTCGACAGATTCTTCTACAGAATCTAGGTCATAATATATATTACAATTTTCACAACAGGGACTTTCTTGACATTCATTTTCATCACAATATTCACAACAATAATATGAACCGCCGCAGCACTTTGCCTTGCAGGAGGAAACCTCCTCAGCCACCTCTCCAAAGGGGGTGGCCCGGCCCTTTGGAGACCGGGTCCGCCCGTACGGGACAGGATCCCGCGAGGGGCAGGCCGCACCCTTTGGGTAAGCGGGAGCTTTTTTGGGCATTTTTTTAGGTTTTTTCGGCTCGACATAGTTATCTGGATCTATTATAGATAGAATTTCGACACCTTTTTTTCCTGTCATTTTAGCAATCGGTTTACCGTCTCTTAAGCTTAACATACCCTTATTATTATATGAGACAAAAAATTTCGCTCGTCTGTTTTATACGCATTTTAGTATAAAAAATACGAGCTATTATTAGTATAATGTCAAAAAAGTACACTAAAGGTGAGATAGAAGAGATGATCGGTACACTTCACGAGCAATTAATAGAGATAAATAGTGCTGAAAAAACCGCACAAAAATTAGATAAAAATATTAAAATTGAATGTGATATTTGTGGAGGAAAATATGTTAAATCTAATTTATCACATCATAGAAAAACTATGAAGCATAAGCGGGAAGTAGAACATCTTAGATCATTGCAAAGATTAATTAAGTCGAAAAAAATGGAAGGTCGATAATAGTGCTCTTTTCCCTAAATTAAGGAAAATGTGTTTTTAGGTAGTGTCATTTTGACACTACCATAATTTATGGCGTTAATTAAAAAGACAAAAATTTCAAGAAGAATGTATTTTATGTCTTTTTCCACTATTTGTGGGAAAAAAAGATGAAAATGCCAGGAAAAATAGATTTTTAATCTTCAATAATATTATAGCTGCTATGAGCAACAATAATATTATTAAACAGTATGAAAAAATAGCACTGTCAGATAAACATCTATTTGACATTTTAAATAATAGAAATAAACTAGTTTTGTATCCAGACCTAATAAAGTACAATTCTATTGATGATGTTTTAGGAAAATATGGAATGTGCACTTTATTATTCGAGGCAAAAAAGAACTATGGTCATTGGTGTTGTCTGTGGAAATTAAATAAAAATATTGTTAGTTTTTTTAATTCATATGGTGGATACCCTGACGATTCTTTAGAATATATTCCCGAACATTTCGCTGAAATTTCCAATCAAAATTACCCATATTTATCAATATTATTAGATAAAAGTCCTTATAAATTGACATATAATGAATATGATTATCAAAAGAAAGGTTCGGATATTAAAACCTGTGGTCGACATTGTGCTGTTAGATTAATTTGTCGTGAAATGACTGATAATGAATATTACAATTATGTCAAATTATTTTGTAAAAAATACAAAATAAATCCTGATGAATTCGTAACTTTACTAACAATGGATCCTACAAAAGGAAGATGATTTAAAATATAACCTATTGATATAGATAAGCATGTTACCTAAAGATTATAAAAGATATCAATATGAATATGATAAACAAGAACAAGCAAAAAAACAACGAAATTTATTGCAATCACCATATGTAAAAATGCAACAAAGTAGTCAAGGAATGCAATTAGAAACTAGATTTGTGAATAATGATAATGAAAATGATAATATTTACTTAAATGTTGTAATAGATCATAATAATTTAGTTACATTTTATCCACAAATACCACCTCCACCTCCAAATAATATACCATATCTGATAGGCACTGCGCCTCAATATGCTGAATATAATACTACGAAAACAATACCAATTTTAAACAAATGTTCTGATTATTATTGTTCTGTCATAAGATTTTCTATTCCTTTAGATACAATTCCTCTCTTTATTATGCCGATTGTTCCTAATCAATTTCTAGCAATTACTCCTCCCGGTCCTGATCCTGATTTAACACCATTATTATTAGGAGTTAGATATTTAGGAATAGATTATTATGTAAATTTGGATTATATTTCTAGAGGAAATCCTACTGTATATCCAGCACCAATACAAGATCAACTAACACAAGTAGTGACACCTTATTACTATGTATATTCATATCAAGTATTAATTGATATGTTAAATGTAGCATTGAGAACGGTATTAACAGCATCTGGAATTTTAGCGGCGTTACCAGCACCTCCAACACCACCATTAATTAATCCAAATTTACCATACTTCTATTTAGATGCTGAGACAAATTTAATATCACTTATCTATCCAATTTATTTTGCAAATTTAACAGCACCATTGACTGATGTACCAACAATATTTATTAATTCTTTATTGAAGAGTTATCTGGACGCTTTTGATTTCTCATTCATTGGATTTGATCAACCAAATGGTAGAGATTTTCAATTTTTATTAACGTCACCGAGTCCTGATAAAATTTTTTATCCAGCGAATTTTATCTTACCACCAAATGCTACAGCACAACCAACTCAATCACCAATAATTTTTTACAGAGTTAAACAAGAATATTCGTCACTACAATATTGGACATCATTGAGAAAACTTATAATTTCTACGAATACAATTCCAATTGTTGCAGAATCTATTCCAGCAATTAATCAATCAACAGATTTAAATGTTTCATACCCAATTTTGTCAGATTTTATTCCAAATATCGAGGGAAGTGCCGGAACTTCGAGAACAATTGCTTTTTATTTACCAGATGCTCAATACAGATTAGTTGATTTAATTGGTGATAATTCATTGCAAAAATTAGACTTAAAAGTTTTTTGGCAAGATTTGGATGGAAATTTATTTCCTATGACAATATCCGCCAATCAACAAATAGATATAAAATTAGGATTCTTCAGGAAAACATTGTATAAAAATAGAATGATGAAGGATTAAATAATCTTATTATTAATTATATAATGGATAATAAGATTAATGAATTGACAAATATAAGTTTATTAGGTTTATCAATGATAGATTCCATGATTAACGATGAGACAAGTGAAATGTTAAGATATCCAGATTTAAGAAGCCAAGAAAATGAGATAAAACACGGAAAACATATACTTTATAAATCTATGTATCAAAACAATTTACATAAAATTCTATCCAACAATCTCGAAACAGAAATCCCTAAAGTTAGTGAAGAATCTATTAACTTAGTTAAAGATGAATTTACAAATGACTTTAATTCTATTTATAAATTTGATGATGAAAATGAAGAAAAAAATTATAATGATTTAATTTCATCAATCAAAAACGATCTTGAAAATTATCCTACAAAAAATATCAAAAAAATTATAATTACTAAAAAACCAATAGTACAAAATCCTAAGAAGAATATTCCTAAGAAGAATATTCCTAAGAAGAATATTAGAGATTTATTAATAATTAAAACAGAAGAAAAAGACGAAGATGAATTACCTGAAAAATTCAAAAGACGAGTACAGAAAGGAGGTTCAAAATCAAATAAAAATGATACTAATGGAAAATCGAAAACTTTAAAGACAAAATTAGACAATATGAAAGCAGAATTCGTAATAAAATTAGGAAAAAATATTGGAGTAAAACCTAGTGTTCCTAAGAAAAGACTGACAAAATCAGAAGTTATTACATCAATTTTAAATGATAAGAAATTACATACAAAAGCAATAAAAGAACTAAGAGAAGTGAGTAAATCGAAGACAATAACAAGAAAACCGCCTTTTTGCTCGCAAAAAGTAGTGAAGAAAGCAGGACCGAAGAAAGTCATTAGATAAATTT